GCAGGCGATAGGGATTGTGTAGTTATCTTTGTGGCAATGCGATGGGTCTTGACCCTCCGTGGTTGCGCGCCCTATTTCCATCCCCGCCCCAAGGAAAATCCGGTTTTCCAGATTGTGTGTGTTATATTGACACTAGGTTCACAGGTGAGGTGGTGATGGATACAGTGTTAAGTGTATTGATGATTGCCTTGGCGGTATGGGGTTTGAGTGCGCCGTTGGTGGTGGTCTTAGGGTTTTGGTATTTGAGGGCGTGTAAGCCGCAGAAGGGGGAAGAGGATGTATGAGATAACGAGTGCGGTGCCTGTGCCGGATGGGAAGGTGCGGCACAACTATCCGTATGAGGAATTGCAGGTAGGAGAGAGTTTTCATGTGCCGGGTGGAAACATGAATGTCTTGTGTAATTACAACCGTATTCGGGGTAAGCGCATGGCAAAGAAGTTTGTATGTCGGCGCGAGGGTGATGGGATTCGTGTGTGGAGGATTGAATAGGAGGGGTTATGGAGAAGGAGTATGTGAGGAAGCCGCACAAGTTGTTGGATTACTTGCTGGCAACTTATCGGTTAAAGAATGATTCGACGCTGGCGGCGCATTTGCAAGTGAAGAGGCCGACGTTATCGAAGATCAGGGGTGGCACGTTAGCGGTGGGGGCGAACTTTATCTTGGCGGTGCATGATGCGTTTGATATTCCCATCAAAGAGATCAAGGCTTTGGCGCAAGCGTCAGATGAGTCCTGAAGACAAATACCAAGAGGAGTTGCTGTTATCGCGCCGGGTCTTGCGAGATGAGATGAGGAAGGCGATAGCAGCAGCGACTCCTAAAGCCAAGCGCGAGTTGGTAGCGACTTGGAAAGAGGTGTTTAGGCCGGAGGTCGTTCGGGAGTTGCTGGCCTGCGCCAAGGATTATGAGGCGCGGTACAGGATTGCTAACTGGAACTTGGAAGGCTTTGAGACGGAGAGGCGTCGTGCAAAAAGATAAATATAAAGACATCACAGTGGTAGCCATTTATGGAGATGGTAGGGGTGCGACTGCCATACCTGCGATTAAGAGAACGGTAGCCGCATTGCCGGGATCGCAACCGTTGCTGATTACGAATGTTGAGATTGATGTGACGTTCGTGCCACAGAAGATACTGCCAGCAAGGTTGGATTACTTTGGTTACAGCGAGTTCGTGATGTACGCGCTGCATAACTACATTGATACAGAGTACGCCCTGATTGTGCAGCATGATGGATGGGCGTTGGATGGTAAGAATTGGAATGATGAGTGGTTGCAGTACGACTTTGTGGGTGGCCTAACCCATGCAGGGTTGCTTGCCAATGGCGAGTTTCATAATTTTTATCAGTGGTGGGGGAAAGGTGAGGCAACCGTAGTGCAGAACGGTGGCTTTTCCTTGCGTAGTAAGAAGTTCTTGCAGGCTCCTAGCAAGTACGGTGTGATGCGGCGTCAGATGCCAGACCCGATCATGATGAATGAAGACATCCAGTTGACCTGTATCTTGAGGAAAGACTTGGAACGCTGTGGCCTTAAGTTTGCACCGGATGAGGTGGCGAAGTATTTCTCATTCGAACACATTGGCCCATGTCATGATGGGATGGATATTGCCAAGATATTCGGGCATCACTCTCGCTTTAGGCAGTTGCTGTCCAATGGCGAGATGCTTTGGAAGCTGTCGCAAGAACAGACGAAAGAGATGTTTGGGGAAGAGGCGGTGTACAACTTGTTTGCCAAACACTACGGATACACCATTCATGCAATTTGATCGCAAGAGTTTCTATCGCTTTTGTAGCCAGTTAAGGATTGAGTCCAAAGAACAGGGCATGATTACCTTGGGCGACAGCCTGCTTGGTAGCCAGACCTACGTCATGGATGAAGTAGCAAGGGGCTTGCAAGATGACATCCACTTCTTTGTGGTGTTGAAAGGACGGCAGCTTGGAATTACTACTATTTCTCTGGCGCTTGATCTTTACTGGCACTTCATCCATCCCGGAATGCAAGGCACACTGACAACTGACACGGAAGAGAACCGGGAACAGTTTAGAAGTACGCTGGCGATGTACATGGATGGCCTGCCAAAGCAGTACAAGATTCCGCTGATGAGTCACAACCGAAATCAGTTGGTGCTGCAAAACCGAAGCCGCATGTTTTATCAGGTGGCAGGTACTCGCGCCAAAGGTGGGTTGGGTCGAGGCAAGGGCATTACCTTCTTGCATGGCACGGAAACGTCTTCATGGGGCGACGAAGAAGGCTTGGCGTCACTGCTTGCGTCCTTGGCTGAAACCAACCCGCTGCGCTACTACATGTTTGAGAGTACGGCGCGAGGCTTCAACATGTTTCACGACATGTGGACTACTGCCAAACGAGCGCGAACACAGAAAGCGATTTTCTGTGGCTGGTGGCGTAACCAACTCTATACCGCTGATCCCAAGTCGGATGTGTACAAGACCTATTGGGATGGCAAGCTCTCGCCTGAAGAGAAGGAATGGACGAAAGACATCCGCAAGATGTACAACTACGAGATCAATTCTCGACAGATTGCGTGGTGGCGCTGGAAGCTGCATGAAGGCTTGAAGGACGATGGCCTGATGTATCAGGAATTTCCACCCACAGAGGACTACGCCTTTGTGATGACGGGAACATCCTTCTTCTCTACCGCCCGGTGTACCGACGCCATGAAGCAAGCCAAGCGTGAAGCGTTCGTGTCTTATCGCTTTAGCATGGGTGCCAACTTCCAAGACACGACGTTGATCCAAAGTACCGAGCGACTAGCCACCTTAAAGATTTGGGAAGAGCCGGTGGCGAACGCTTATTACGTCATTGGCGCTGACCCGGCGTATGGATCGTCGGATTGGGCAGACAGATTCTGCATTCAGGTGTACCGCTGCTATGCCGATGGCATGGATCAGGTCGCAGAGTTTGCCACTTCCGAGTTAAATACCTTCCAGTTTGCATGGGTGATCTGCTATTTGGCAGGTGCCTATGGCAATTCGCTGCTGAACTTGGAGGTCAATGGCCCCGGTCAGGCCGTGATTAACGAGATGAGGAACCTGAGAAGGCTGGCGTCAGCCTTGCCAGCCTCAGAAGCGAGGCACCTAAACGACGTTTTGGGCAATATGCAACACTATCTGTGGCGCAGAAATGATAGTTTTGGCATATCGAACAGCATTGGATGGGTGACAACCCACTCAAGCAAAGAGCGAATGCTGAATTACCTGAAGGATTACTTTGAGCGCGGCATGTTGCGCGTGTATTCCGAGGAGTGCATCGACGAAATGAAGGGGATTGTGCGCGACGGAGGCACGATTGCCGCCACTGGAAGGTCAAAAGATGACCGTGTGATCGCGTCAGCACTGGCTGCTGCCGCTTTTGCAGAGCAATTACAACCTAGATTGATTGCAAATAGGGTAACAAGAGAGAAAAAAGAGCAACAAGACGCCGAAAGTGAGGCTGGTGGACAGATTCAGGTGCAAAAACAGGTGTCAAACTACCTAAAAGCCTTGGGTTTTTGATGATTAAGGTACTTACTATCGCTGAAATCACTCTCAGACTGCACAATATGCGGCTAAATCGCAGAAGAGGCTACTCAATGGCTGCTTTTGCGAAATTGGCGGGAGTGGACTACAGAAACATGAAAAAGGCGTTTTTTGAGCAAAAAATGCCCATTTCTGAGACTACACAGCGCCGAATCAGCAAGGCTTTGCAGGCTTTAGAGAACGGCGAGGCCGGAATGCGCATGGATATTGCAGGCCGGATGATCCTTGACTACCACCCACCTAAAGATTTTGGCAAAACCTTGCGTCGCGGGTACACCTTGGAGATGACAAACGGTAAAATCAGCTTATCGGTTAAACCTGTGAACAAGTACGATTACACAAAACCGCATTTGTTAAAGAAGTAAGGGGCTAATATGAGTGTGTTGCACGACTATAAGTGTCCGGTACATGGCTACTTCGAAAGCCGGGAAGCCGTGTGTCCTGCTGGCTGCGATGATGTGCAGTTAGTATTCTTGCAACCGGTGGGATTAAAGAGTGATTCCACCAAGCATAATGACAAAACGCTAAAACAACTTGCACTGGACTTCAAGATGAGCGATATTAAATCAACAAGAGAGGGTGAGGCGCAGCCGCCGCGCCATGCAACGCCCAATAATCCGTTCGCACCCCGGTGGGGATCGCCTGCGGAGGTGGGTAATTACAACCTGAATTCAATTGCCGGTGAAGCTGTGTCGGGAATGCAGGCGGTCAAGCAAGAGGGTACGAATTTGAGTGGCCCGAAAGTAGGGTCTTACATTGCAGACCATGAAAACTTGACGATACAGAAATGAGAATTCCTGAGAACCCGATTGATAGGCAAGCGTTCTATGTGGACATCATGCAAAAGTGCTTGGTGTCACAAGGTGAGCGTCAAGCGCAATACTCTACGTTGCGCTCTTACTATCTCTTCGGCGCTGATCAGAACTCACCACCTGCGCACTTCAATAAAATCTATCCGCACATTGATCAACTGTCTGCCTTTATGTACTCGGCAGACACAACGCGCTTCTCTATCAAGCTAGGCGCATCAGTACCGGAAGTATTCAAAAAGAAAATCCCCGCACTAACGCAAGCGCTGCACGACTACTGGATGGCAAGTAATGCAGACCAAGTGTTTGGTGCCGCTTTGAATTGGGCGTTCTGTTACAACTCCACCTTTGTCAAACTGATATGGCGCAACGGTATCCATCCGTACATGGTGGAACCGGGTGTGTTTGGTGTGCTGCGTGAAGACACACCCTACACAGACCGCCAAGAGGCAATGGTGCAAGAGTTCTACATGACAAAATCAGAACTCTACTCACGCCTATATTCGCATGAGAAGCGCGAGGAAATTCTAAGTCGTATTGCATTGGCTGAACAACAAACCAAGAAGTATCCAGAGGGTGTAGAACGTCTGGTGACTTCAGCGGTTGATCCCACAATTTACGGTAACGTGCAAATGAATCTGGCTGGCAACATGACGTACACGCCACAGATTGCAGAGCCGACGGTAAAGATGCG